ACAGAATAAAATTGATAGATTCAAATATTACAATCTTTGGTATGTATAAAAAGGGGGCGTAAAGGTATCGACAGGTAGACGTAGGTATAGATGGCATCCACTGGTTGATCGACCGGCCAGTATAAAAGTCGATTAATTTGTTAGTTGGCGAAACTCGTTTCGCTCTCGCTGCCTGACCTAGTTAGGCAAGAGTGTGGTGGCATGAACCATATTGCCCAATCATGTTGACTCCGATATAACAATCATTCGGATGAATAGGTACGGTAAGAAAAGCGTACAAAATGATTGTATTCAATCTGACGCAGATAATTCTGATAGCTTTGTTAATTGTGTGATAACAATTGACTAAGGATGTAGAAGTTTATATTGAAACTATTCTGGACGCGACTTTCGAATGTCGCCGCCTCCACCATATTATTGTCCGCCTCCACTATTTTGTGTATAATGTAGTGGAGGCAAAATTATGAAAAAAACTGAAATCATTTGTAACGTTTGTGGGGAAAAAGTAGAAAAAAATAAGGCAGAAATAGATAGGCAAAAAAAGAGAGGAAGAACCACATTCTATTGTAGTTTAAAATGTTCTGGTAAGAATGATAATAATATAAGACATCTTACAAACTACCAAGATAATTTTAAGAAAATAAAATATACAAAACAGCCCGATCAATATTCTAATTTTAAATGGTATATAAAGGTTGTTCGTAAAAATGCAAAAGAAAAAAATCATCAATATAACATCGATTGTGAATATTTAAAACAATTATGGGATGAGCAAAATGGAATTTGTCCATTTACAAACCAACATTTAACATTAAGAACCCATTCAAATAACGATATAAAAAAATATCCATATCAAGCATCATTAGATATATTAGATAATAATAAAGGTTATATTAAGGGCAACGTAAGATTTGTTGCACTAATCTATAATTATGCTAGAAATATATTTTCAGATGAGGAAGTAATACAGTTTTGTAAAATGGTATCAAATAATTTTATTGAAGAGGTATAATATGCATCATATTACTGTTTGGGGTTCGACTCCTTCCGCTTCCATAAAAAATCCCCCTAAAAACAATATTTAGGGGGACTTTAAATATGAATAAATTTAAAATTTATCAGTCAGGATTATATTCTGGCTCGTCGGCAACGTCTGTGAGTGGCGAATTAGCAGTAAATGAAATAGTAAATGTTTTAACAGTGGTATTAGAACTTGTGCCGCGTAATTGTGAAGAAATGTTAAAATTCTTTGCCTTGGTTGACACATCAACACCGCTGGCGTATGCTGGTAGAGCGGCATAATCATCATCAATAACCGTTAATAATGAAAAAAGTACTTCTTTAATATCATTAAGACGATTGCCATCCCCAGAACATGATGGTAAACTGGCAAGTGTAAAAGATGCATAATTACCTTCATCGGTAGAATATCCCGAAAATAGATGGGAAGGATCAGAATAATATGCCATAATAGTAAGCTCCATTATTAAAATTTATCTGGAAATTAACGACACTCAACATTATATACACAATAGACAAAAATTATGAAAAATGATGCATATCAAAATATAGGTTTATATACACAAGATTCATTTATATCTGACGAAGATCATGATAAATTAATAGAAAACATAGAAAAAGAGCTAGTAAAATACACATCTTCTGGCTACATGGACAGAAATAAGGTTCTTAGATATGGCGATAAATCCATGTGTGAAAATAACCACATAAGTGATGAAATTCCACCATTTCTAGACGCTGTGTGCGATAAATTAGTATCTAATAATATTTTAATATATAAACCAGATACTATAAATATCAATGAATATCTAAAAGGAGATTTTATATCTCCACACATAGATAGATTAGCCAGTGGCCCAATAGTAACTATATTGAGCCTTAAATCTACTTCTAAAATGATTTTTAGCAATGGAAAAGAGAACTTTGAATTAATATTACTACCAAAAATGTTAATTCAAATGAAAAATGAGATACGTTGGCAATGGCGTCATTCGATATTGCCAGTAGAAGATACAAGATACTCAATAGTATTTAGAAATAAATCATAGAAAGGATCGATATGCATTACTTAACAGTTAGTTTTTTGAGGAAATCTGGATATAAAGTAGCGGTCATGCACACTAGAAAGTATGATCTTTATGGGGTTAAAAACCCAAAAGGTGGCAAAACAGTAATTATTATTGATAGCCCACATGGCGAACATTTTGAAGGCACCGCTGTGTGTTGCAGTTCAGATAACTATAATAAGAAGCTGGGAGTAAGAATAGCTCTTGGTAGATCTGGAGTGGTTGACCATTTATCTATAGCATGAAGACCAATAAAGAAACTATTGCTTTTAGGCATGAGCAAGTAGATATCTATAAGATTTCTGTTGGATGTTGCGTTTGTGGATACAACAAGCATCCATCAGCATTATGTTTTGATCATTTACCCAATTGTGAAAAAGCAGAAGTTACTAAAAATGGATGCTCCAAAAGAACCTGTGCCGGTGGCATGTATAGATTATATAGTAAAAACCATTCAGCTAATGATCTAATATCAGAAATAAAAAAGTGTAGAGTACTTTGCTCTAATTGTCATATGGAATTAACTCATAATAAAAATATTAGAATATTAGATAATCTTAAATCTAAAACTACAATGCAAGAATTAGAATCAGCATTAATAGAGTTTGAGAATAAATCATGACATTCGAACAGTTCTTAGACAAAATAGACAATACTTATAATTATTATAGTTTTGAATTAAGATATGGTCAAACAGTAATGAACGTATTAGCAAAATATGATTCAGAGAAATATAAAAAAATAACTGGTACAGAATATGATTGTTTTTATGATGATGGTATCGTAAGCAAAACATTAGATAAATTGAAAAAAGAATGGAACAATTAAGTTATAAATTAGCTATGATTCTCATAGCATACTATATAGGATACTATGTAGGATTACACTGGAGATACTATGAATAATAAAATCATCTATGGGATACTTCTAGTGCTTTTAAGCTTAAGTATAACGTATAATATTATGTTGAGACGCGAGGCACAAAATCTTGAAGAAGCTAGATATTGGATCAGCGGTAGCGAATACGAAAAAATTAAAAAGGAAATTTATAGGCTAGATCAAAATAACGATAAATATCTCTTACACAATAAAGAAAAAAATTAATATGTTTTTGTGGATCAGTTGTAGAAAATACTACAAGTTAATTAAACAGTTGCGAAAGATGAATATGCGAACTATTCATCCAATAGCTTTTAGAACCAGATTTGTTCGCAAAGAAGGGGGTGATGTCATGGCACTAGTTTATAATGTAACGTCTGGGCCAGTTGTGGATGCTGACGTTGTTGAGCGTAGACTATCTGTGGTTGTTAATGGCGAATCAAATGATTCTCCACTAATTTTTCCAGCAGAAACTACCAATTTTGGCGAAGTTTCATTTGCACAGGGTGATAATGTAGTTTTAACTCTAGTAGATGTTGACGATGCTGGTAACGTGAGTGAACCGGCTGTTGTTGAATTTACAGCATTAGATACTGTGGCTCCAGCAAAGCCGGGCGAGTTTGGTGTAACTCTAGCCCGCGAAGTATGATAGTTTGTAAATGGATTAGAATAGACGGGAAGCATTACGCTTCCCTCTATTTATCCATACTCTTTTTTATCTATATTATAGATCAACCAATCATTGGTGATATATCTGTGGCCTACACAAAAATGTGTATATAATATATGGATTTCTTTCAATTCAATTTTTTAAATAGATATAGCAGATCTTGGAAGTGGGCAAATGTAAGGAAAGAACATTTATCCACACAACCAACTTGTCAGGCTTGTGGAAAATCTAATGATTTAATTGTACACCACATAGAACCAGTACACTTAAATCCTAATAGAGAATTAGATCCCTCAAATCTTATCACGTTATGTTCTAAACCATGTCACATAGTCTTTGGACATTTCATGGATTATAAAAGTTGGAATAAGAACGTTGTACAAGACTGCAATATGTACTTATCAAAAATAAAAATAAGGCCATATTATGAAAACTATGCTTCAAAACCTAGCATTGGTATGTCTATACGTAATCTTATCAATAAATTCTGTTCATTCTGGGACGATTGATCCAAATACTCCAGATGAAAAATATATTAATTATGGAAAAGATTTTGAATGTATATATAAAATATGTGGCACATATAAAGATGATAAATTATTTTGTGCATCTGCGGTGGTTATAGAACCAAGATGGATTCTAACAGCATCTCATGTTGTTAATAATGCTAGAACATGTCTCATACATCAAGGTGACAAAGCGTTTATAGTAGATAAAATAATAATTCATGAAGATTTTAAAGAAAGCGTGTTTGGTCACAATGATATAGCCTTATGTCATACAGATAAAGACGTTGTTTTAAATTTTTATCCAGCATTATATGATAAGGATGATGAAGTAGGAAAAACATGTTCTATTGCAGGATATGGATTGACAGGAACATTTTTAACTGGCACTAAATCATCTGACGGTCTAAAACGTGCGGGATCAAATTGTATAGATCATATAGATAGAAGTTTATTAATTTGCTCACCATCAAGAACGCATAATAAAACAGAATTAGAATTTATAATAGGTAGTGGAGATAGTGGTGGCGGTTTATTTATTGATAACAAACTAGCAGGAATAAATTCTTGTGTTATAGCTGATGATAAAAAACCAGATTCTAATTATGGTGATGAATCTGGACATACCAGAGTTAGCAAATATATTCAGTGGATAAGAAAAAAAATAGAACAAAACAAATAAACGGTTGACAAAGCTAGTTTGAGCGGCTATAATAAAAAAATTCCCCTTTGGAGCATTGAAACATGTTAGTAAAACTTATTAGTATAACACCAGACGCTGAAAAGCTCATGGCTTATTGTGCTAAAGTATCTAATCCAAAAGGACAAGATAGCGATAATTATGCTAAACTCTTAAAGTATTGCATAGATCATCAGCATTGGAGTATATTTGAGCAGGGTTTCGTTACTTTAGAGATCAATACCACAAGAGGAATTGCGGCACAAATATTGCGTCATAGAAGTTTTACTTTTCAAGAGTTTAGTCAAAGGTATGCCGACACAGCTTTACTCGCTGATAATATACCACTATTTGAATTAAGGCGACAAGACGATAAGAATCGCCAAAATAGCATTGATGATGTCTCTGATGAAATAAAAGCAAAGTGGAACGTACAAATTAGGGAACATTTCGCTAAAGCCAAATCTATTTATGATGGCATGATAGCAGATGGGGTTGCTAAAGAATGTGCTAGGTTTGTATTACCTCTCGCTACTCCAACAAGATTATATGTTAGTGGTTCAATAAGATCTTGGATCCACTATATTAATCTTAGATCATCTAATGGAACTCAAAAAGAACACATGTTAATAGCACAAGATGCTCGTCAGATTTTAATTGAACAACTACCCATAGTGTCGGAGGCTCTAGGTTGGAAATGAAAATAAAACTTGACATGATAGAAAGCGACATTGTTCGTGCTATTAAGAATACTAAATATTCACCTATTGATTTCCTAGCATCTAGATTCTTTAAAGAAGATATTAATAATATTGATGTTAGACAGGATAGCATAACTCTATGGAATGATAATATTAATGACTACATATCTTATAAATATTGTATAGATGATATTGATTTAGTCATTCAGTTTATAGAAGAATGGTCATATTTTAAAGATGGACACATTGATGAATTCAGTGTAGATCCAATTACTTTTTGCGTCGAAGAAAAAAATTAAAGACCGCTCTTGACTTTGACGATATCTACTGTATACTCAAAGCATCATTCAGTCAGTAAGCACTTTTTAGGAGATTAGCATTTATGAAACTTCATGCCTCTACCCACACCGTTGACAAGTCTGAGAATTTTGAAGAGTCGAAGTTTAGCATTGAAGCTTCTTCGAAGGCATTCTTTATTCTTTCAGACGGTCTGTATTCTAATAAAGTTCTTGCGGTTGTGCGAGAACTCTCTACAAATGCGTATGATTCGCATGTGGAAGCTGGTAAGAGCGACGTTCCTTTTGACGTTCACATTCCTACCCGCTTGAATCCCGTATTCTTTATTCGTGATTACGGCACTAGCATGGATCACAATAGTTGTATGCAACTTTATACTACTTACTTTCGTAGTACTCGTAATAATAGTAACGATGCTGTTGGTTGCCTTGGTCTTGGAAGTAAGGCTCCATTTGCATACTCTGATAGTTTTACTGTCGAGGCATATCTTGATGGCAAGCGTAGGCTTTATACTGCCTATAAGAATGAGGATGGTAGCCCAGTTTTTTCTCTGATGGACGAAACCGAAACCAACGAGCCTAATGGTATTAAGGTTTCTATTAGCGTTGGAGATTTTGATGTTCATAGGTTTCAGAGCGAAGCGTATAAAGTGTATGAATACTTCAAGGTAAAGCCTAACTTTATTGGCGAGAAGCTTACGTTTAAGCCAACCAATAAGGTTTTGTCTGGAGATAACTGGTATTTTGATGACAATGGCAATACCAATCTTGTTATCATGGGTCAAATTGCCTACCCTCTTGATGCTAATCAGTTGAATTCCACAGAAGATGCTGGTAGCAGGCGTAAGAATTTTGTTGAATATTCTGATGGACTCAGAATCTTCGTGAATATTGGCGATGTTGATATTACCCCTAGTCGTGAATCTTTGTCTTATAGTCGAGAGACTAAGCAGAATATCTGCAATGCTCTTGATAAGATCATGACTGATATTAGTAGCAAGATTGAAGAGCAGATTGCTAATCAACCTAGCCTTTATCATGCACGTATTAAATATGTGCAGATTAGCGACCAATGTTCTTCTATCAAGTCTGCGGTTGAATCACTTCAAAAGTCTATCACTTGGAACAACATTAAGTTGTTTGATAGTGTCGCTGGAGAATTTGTTGATGTGAAGAATAAGATTAGTTGCACAATGTTTAGTAAATCTTCGTGGCGTAAGAAGATCGATACAGAGTATAAGGTTGAACGATTTTACTTCAATCAGCATAGCAAATTTGTTATTGACGATCTTACTCGCGGTGGTATTAGTCGCCTCAAGCAATATATGCGAGATCGTGATAGTATCTCCAGTATGTCTTGCTATGTTTATAAACTTGATGTTAATGAGACGGTTGACAACTGCAAGATGTATGATATACTGGGTGGAGCGACGAAGAATGACGTTATCCTTACATCTAGTCTTCCCAAGGTAGAGTATAATAGGTCATCTTCTGGATCGACCAGTAGCGGTGTGGTAGTCCATGCCCAAGTTTATAATGAAGAAACTGAAAAGTTTGAAGAGTGCAACATGAGTGTTCAGTATGAAAATGCACACTATTTCGTAGAATCTAAGGGAGATGTTACTGTTGGAAATAGCACTATCGACGTTGGGCAGTTTGAAACCGCAATGGCTTATGTACATGAGAAATATAATCATCTTCTTGATGGTGCAACCTTCTACTTGATTAAGCCATCTATCGTTAAGAATAGGAAGCTTGAAGGTCGTTCTAATTGGAAGAATGGTTGTAGGATCTTGGAAACAGTTTTTAATGAAGCTGTGACTAAGCATAAGCAGGATATTATCAATGTGAATTGTCGATATTCTCTGTCTAAGGAATATAATGATCGATGGGCAGATGTTTTTACCATGACTGCTAGTGATAATAATATCAAGACTATTGTTAGTGAGTATAGGGAATTTCACAAGAGGTTTGATGCCATTAGGGCAGAGATGTGGGTGGTAAGGTTTATGTCTCAAATGCTGACTAATGTGGAACAAGTTGATTTTACCAATGTCAGC